CCTCTTTGTAGGCATCCGCATTTCAAAGGTTTGGGGTACTCTAGGGGGTATGCCTAATCCTGCGAAGCCGATTGAGTTGAAACGAAAGCTTGGGAACCCCGGCAAGAGGGCCATGCCTGGCGAGGGTGAGCTGATGACTATTGATGGTGGGTTCCGGGAACCGTTGCGCCCTTTGGGTGAGGCTGGCCGACAGTTGTGGGATGAGATCTACCAGGTGGGCGGTATGTGGATTAGTCCGCAGAGTGACACGCAGCTGTTGCAGATGGTGTGTGAGCTTTTGGATAGGCGCGAGATTCTGCGTGAGGAGTTTCTTGCGGACCCTACTGAGCGCAAGGTGAACATGAGTCTGTTGGAGACTGAGAAGTTGATTCAGACTTCCTTGTCGTTGCTTGGGTTTACGCCTTCGGATAGGTCGCGCCTTGGCCTGGCTCAGGTGAAGGCTAAGTCTAAGCTGGAGGAGCTCATGGAGCGTAGGGCTAATCGGGTTGAGGAGTTTGAGGATGGAGCAGTCTAGCTGGCCGCCTCGCTGGTTGACTCCTGTTCCTGAGAAGGCGATTGAAGCCGGGCGGAGGATGGAGCCCATCACTACCTTCGCTGAGGCTTACGGTCTGATTACCAAAGACTCTGTGGCCGGGCGATCTGGTGAGCCTCTGCGTTTGCGCCCTTGGCAGGTGTCGCTGTTGGAGCACATGTTTGCTTATGAGAATGGTGGTTATCGCCACCAGTCCCAGCTGGTGTTGATGCCTCGCAAGAACGGTAAGTCCGCTATTGGTTCTGTCATTGCTGTTTACGGTTTGATTGTGGGACCAAAGGGCGCTGAGGTTTACTCTGTCGCTGCGGAAAAGGAGCAGGCGAGGATTGTCTTTAGTGATGCTAAGCGCATGATTGAGGCAAGCCCAGAGCTGTCTTCAATAACGAAACTTTACCGGGATGCGATTGAGCTTCCTAAACTTGGCTCTGTCTATCGGGTTGTGTCGGCTGAGGCTTACTCCAAAGAAGGTCTGTCACCAACTATGACGGTGATGGATGAGTTGCATGCTCAGAAGAACCGAGATCTCTATGACACTTTCTCTCTAGCTATGGGTGCGCGTGGCAAGCTCTCCACTTTGATTGCAATCAGTACCGCTGGTGTGCGCATGGATTCGACTGGGCGAGACTCAATCTGTTTCAGTCTTTACCAATACGGCCAGAAGGTTGCACGCAGTGAAGTTGATGATCCGAGCTTCTTCATGGCAGCGTGGGAGGCACCGGAGGAGTCAGATCATAGGAAGCCGGAGACTTGGGCTATAGCTAACCCTGGGTTCGGGGATCTAAACGCTGTCTCGGATTTTGAGTCAGCTGTGAGGCGCACACCGGAAGCAGAGTTTCGGACTAAGCGCTGCAACCAGTGGGTCAGCTCGCAGACTTCCTGGTTGCCTTCTGGAGCATGGGAGGCTTGTGAGGAAGAGTTTGAGGTATCACCTGATGATGAGATTGTCCTAGGGTTTGACGGTTCGTTCTCCGGGGATGCCTCAGTCATTGTCGGTGCTGTTGTGCCAAAGGATGATGAGCCTGTCAAAGTGTTCCTGGTGAAGGCCTGGGAGAAAGACCTGAACCTGCATGATGATGATTGGCGCGTGGACATTGCTGAAGTGGAGCAGACTGTTCTGGACTTCTGCCAAGCTCACCCTAAAGTGCGTGAGGTGGCTTGCGACCCTTTCCGCTGGCAGAGATCTATGCAGGCTTTGGAGGAGAAGGGCGTTCCCATTGTGGAGTGGCCTTCAACCAGCGCAAGGCGGATGGTGCCAGCCTGTGCCAAAGTCTTTGATGCTGTGATGGAGTCCAGGCTGATCCATGACGGTAATCCTTTGCTGGCGCGACACCTGAGCAACGCGGTGACGAAGATTGACAACCTTGGGCCGCGTATTGTGAAAGACTCTAGGAACAGCCCAAGAAAGATTGACGGCGCTGTTGCAATGGTGCTGGCTGTAGATAGAGCACTGACAGGCGCTAAACTAGAACCAGTGCCACAATTCTTTGGATAGGTGATGATGTCTAACATTCTTCAGATTACTGGTGCAGTGGCTATTACAGCAGGCGCGGTCCTTTTCAGTCTCCCTGTGGGGTTGATTGTGGCAGGCGCTTTCATGGTTCTAATCGGATTAGCTTTGGGGCGATAAGTGGTATTCAACAAACTTTGGGAAGACCGGGCAGTTAGTTTTCAGACCATCTTTGAGACTGGTGATGACATTGTGTTCAGCAGTGTTGCTGGAACTTATGTCAATGAGGAGAACGCCTACCAGATTGCAGCTGTGTGGTCTGCTGTGTCGCTTATCAGTGACACTATTGGCACACTCCCGGTGGATGTTTTCTATCGCAACGGTGGCAATCGGGAACCTTTCCGCCCTAAGCCTTCATGGGTGGCGCAGCCGGATGTGAACTTCCCCGGCCACAGCACCTTCTATAAGAGCGTGCTGGTTAGCCTTCTGATTGATGGCAACGCTTTTGTCAGGATTTTCAGCAACCCTCGCGGTGAGGTTGTGAACCTTGTGGTGTTGAACCCTCACCAGGTTGAGGTTTCTCGCAACGGTTTGGGCCGCCTTATGTTTACTGTTGTGGGTGAGGACAAGCCTCTGAGCTCTGAGGAAGTGATTTACATCCCAGACCTTTTGAAGCCTGGCACAATCCGCGGTGTGTCCAGAGTGACCGCCATGAAGGAGAACCTGGCTTTAGGTAAGAGCCTTGAGATGTATGCCGCTAACTTCTTCGGCAATTCGACCACACTCCAGGGTGTCATTGAGTACCCTAACGCTTTGACCCAGGAGCAGGCAGAGTCGCTCCGCAACTCTTTTGACAACTCTCACAAGGGCTGGAGGAAGTCTGGGCGTACCGGCATCCTCTCCGGTGGGGCAACCTTCAAAGCAACCCAAGCGGATCCCGAGAAGTCGCAAGCGCTTGAGGCTCGCCGGATGGCTGTCGAAGATGTCGCACGCATTTGGCGCATCCCTTCTCACATGCTGAACCTGCCAGGCACCAACACCTACAGCAGCGTGGAGCAGAACATGCTTGCTTTCGTCACTCACACTTTGCGACCCTATGTGACTTTGCTGGAGGAATCCTTCACTCCTCTGATGGCTCGCTATCCTGGCGGCGCTGAGAGCTTCTTGCGCTTCAACATGAATGGGCTCCTGCGAGCCGATATTCAGGCCAGGTTCTCCGCTTACTCCACCGGCATCCAGTCCGGCTTCCTCACCATCAACGACATTCGGGGCTGGGAAGACTTGGAAGCTCAGGAAGGTGAAGCAGCCACACAGGTCCGCGTGCCTCTGGCTAATGTGAACTTGTCTGAGTCTGGTGTCCGCGCACAGCGTGAGAAGGTGCAAATGGTCCGCGATCTAGTCTTTGCCGGGTTTAGTCCTGCTGAGGCTATGGAGATGATTGGTTTGCCACCGGTTGCGCACACTGGCCTGCCTTCAGTGCAGTTGCAGGGTGTAGCACAAGTGGACCCTGAGAACCCGGACAGTGTTTACAAGGATGAGGTGCAGTGATGCCGATTGTCCATTCACAGGTAACACTTGGCACAGCTGCGGTTGAGATTGTAGGCCATGACAACATGCCTCACCATGTAATCTTGCACAACATGACTAAGAGCAGCAATCAATACATTTACTTTGGCGGTTCCGCTGTCAGCACTACTAACGCGCCACACATTGATCCAGGCGAGACAATCCAGTTTGACTTGGGACCAGGTGACAGGCTCTTCGCTGTTTCTGACCCTGCCGGCCTTGTGGTGGGCGTTTTGGATATTAGGCAGGTTGACTAATGGCTCCTTATTACATTGAGGAAGATAACCCTGGCTGCGCTTTGGGCGAGTGGGCCACTGTGAAAGAGGATGGCGAGCTGATGGCATGCCACGCAACTAAAGATGGTGCGATTGAACAGGGTGTTGCGATTGCCTTGTCTGAGGAGTCAACTTTTGAGGGTGAGCGTTCTGAGAAGCGCCTTGACTCTGGACCGCCTGCTGTGATTGTGGACATTGACGGCACCCTGATTGTGGATGGTATGCGCAATGAGCGCCTCTACAACTATCTGGAATCTTTTGATGACACTGAGATCATCATTGTGACTGGCCGCGCTGAGGAGCGCCGGGAAGAAACTGTCACTGAGCTTGATTCTTTGGGCATTGACTACGACCAGCTGATTATGCAGCCAAGCGTTGATACCATCACCCCGGACTTCAAGGAAGCTGTTGCTCGGAGACTTCTGGAGACTTTGAATGTGATGGTTGCGGTTGACAACAATCCCGAGAACCGGGAGCGCTTCCGCGCCCTAGGCATCACAGCTTTGGCCACTGATGAAGTCCCTGATGTTCCTGATGAGGACCGAGCTGAGATTCGCCAGGTTGATTTGACACCACCGGCCTACATGAGGGCTTCTGCTCGCCGGGGTTTGCAGTGGCATGAGGCCGGATTGTCTGGGGATGGTTTACAGCCTGAGACTGTGCGTGAAGCTCGCGCCATGGCTGATGGTTCTGTCACAAGTGACAAGTGGGTGCGAATCCGCGCTTTCCTTGCAAGGCACATGGTGGACTTTGATGCACCAGCGGCCTCACCTACCAGTGATGAGTTCCCTAGCCCTGGTGTTGTCGCTATCGCTCTTTGGGGGGGTGGCACTTCTCGCCGGTCTGCGCAACGCGCTATGGACTACGCGGATGAGGTCATTGGTAGAATAGAAGCAGAGAATGAAGGCCGAGCTAAGGGGCAAGCATTGAGCAAGATGGAAACTCGCATCAACTCTTCCGAGTTTGAGGTGCGCGAAACCGAGCAGGGCATGACCTTTAGCGGTTACGCTGCTGTCTTCAATTCGGACAGTCAACCTTTGCCTTTCATTGAGCGCATTGCTCCTGGAGCTTTCCGGGGTTCGCTCCGCAACCGCAACGACATCAAACTGTTGTGGAACCATGACACAGGGCAGGTGCTCGGATCTACTCGCGCCGGAAACCTTCGCCTGACTGAAAATGAGCGAGGCCTATATGTTGAGGCCACCTTGCCACGCACTACCCTCGCCAATGATGTCCGCGAGCTTGTCTCCACAGGAATCGTTGATTCTATGAGTTTCGGTTTCACTGTGGCGCGTAACGGTGATGAATGGTCCTCTGACGGCGCTGTGCGCACGCTCAAGCGCATCAATCTCCATGAGGTAAGCATTGTGGCCTTCCCTGCCTACACAGCCACAGCCGGCTCCACAGCGGTCCGAGGTTTGGACAAGGTTGCTAAGCGTGCTGAGGTTGATGCTGATGAGCTCGCTGATGCACTGCTGAAGATTGAGAACGGTGAGGACATCACTACCGCTGACCGCAACCTGATCACAACGGTCCTGGACAAGCTTGCACCTGTTGAGGAACCTGCACAGGTTGACAACGGCATGGAGATGCTGGCTTTGAAGAAGAAGAAGCTTGAACTTTTGATGGGCTACTAATGGCCTCCAGGAGAGACATTGAACAGGCCATCCTTGATGTTGCCGGGAACCCTGTCTCTGGTGTGATTCGGGACATGGCTGGAGCTTTCGCTGATGCAATTGTCGCTTTGGATGAGGATCCTGCTGACACACCAAAGAGGGTGAACCCTGTTCAGGGGACAGTTCAGCAGAGAGAAAAAGAGACTCGCGTTCTTGGGGCTGTTGAACAGCGATAGCGAGTTTCTCCCTGGCTAGTTTCCCCTTTCGGCTGGCCAGGGTTTTCTCTTTTCTGTAATTTTGATTTGACATCTTGTGTGTATTGGTATACACTAAGAACATGAGCACAAAACAACAGGTCATCCTGAAGGCACAAAAAACTAATTGTGAGCTCCGAGTTGACCAAGATGAAGTTAGCCTTTATGCGCCTGAAGGATTCACTCTGGGTGAATATCACATAGTGAGTCAGATTGCCGAGCGCGGCTATTTGACAAAAGCAGACATCTACGATGAGCTCATCGATCTTATGGATGACCTGCGCAGATGCCCTTCTGATTGCACGCACTAAAGTTCGGTGAGCCTTACCGCGTAGAATAGAGACATCAGATTTGTGCGTTACCGCTGCTGAGAGCTGTTGAGTGTCACCACCGCAGCGCAACCATACAAACACAAACCTATTGAAAGGACATTACATGTCTGAGTTCATCAAGACTCAGGAAGAAGTCCGCGCTAACCTGACCATGCAGATCCGTGAAGTTTTGGATTTGGCCGAGCAGGACAAGCGTGGGATCTCCCAGGCTGAGTTGGAAAAGATTGAGCGCATTGAGGCCGACATCACTCGCGCTGACGAAGCACTTGAGGTTGCACACCGCAACGAAGAGCGCGCTGCTCAGGCTGCTGAGGCCGCTCGCGGTTTCGCTCCTGTTGCTGAGTCTCGCTCTGATGTAGAGATCTTCCGCGCCATGGCGCGTGGCGAGATCCGCGAGCACCACTTCGGAACCGAACAGCGCGCAACGCTGATTCCTTCCGCAAACACTGTCCCAGTTTCGTTCCTGGACCGCGTTTACAACCTGGCTCGCCTGGTTGGACCGTACCTTGAGACCTCTGAGGTCTTCACGCGGACTTCTGGTGAGGATCTGCGCATCCCTGTGATGACCGCTTACCCCACCGCAACCGAGTCCGCTGCTGGTTCTGCTATCTCCGAGTCTGAGGGAACCTACTCCTCACTGCTCGTCAGTTTGGCAAAACAGGGCTTCATCAGCAAGATTTCAAATGAACTTTTGACTGATGCCGGATTCCCACTAGAGGCCAACCTTGCTGAGCAGGCCGGTAACGCAATCGGTACGCGAGTCAACGCTGTTGTCCACGCCGCTGTTACCGCTGTTGCTGGTGTTGGTGGAACTGCTGGAACCGCAACCGCTATCACCGCAGACGAATTGATTGATTTGCAATTCAGCGCTGATGGCCTCGTTAGGCAGCTTCCCGGGGCGGCTTATATGGTGAACAACTCCACTCTGGGCGCGATTCGCAAGCTCAAGAATGGTGATGGAACCTACATTCTGGATGTTGTCACTGGTGGTCCTTCGACCATCCTTGGCATTCCGGTAATTGTTAACCCGGCACTGCAAAGCATTGCCAGCGGAAACAAGCCTGTGTTCTTCGGACACTGGCCTTCGGTGAAGGTAGTCCAGACTGGTCTCTCTGTCGCAGTGAGCCAGGATGCCTACTTCGCAAACGACATCACCGGCTTCCGTTACACCTACCGGGTCGGCGCAGCTGTGGCTAACGGCAGCTCGCACCTCAAGGCACTCTTGATGCCATAAGGCTGAAAAGCTAACAAGCAGAAACCCCTGCCGGTCCTAGTGACTGGTGGGGGTTTCCGCTATTGTGGGGGCATGGCTATAGAGAAACTTAAGGGTGTTGTGTCTGTCGCATCCAACTCACCCGGTCTTCCTACCGGGTACTCAGTGCAGGTGAGCATGCTTGTGGAGCGTATGAAACGCCATGGGATCCATGTGGGTGTGCTGTCCAACTATGGGACTGAAGGCTACATTGCCAAACACCGGACCAAAGCCGGTGACATCCCCATCTACCCTAAAGGGTTCAAACCTTACTCTGATGATGTGATGCAGTTGTGGCATGACCACCACCGTAGGGACCGGGAGACTCTGCCACACTTCATGATGACTCTCTATGATGTTTGGGTTTACAACGACCTGGAGACGGACATTCCCATCTATTCTTGGGTGCCTTTAGATCATGTGACCATGCCTCCTTTGGTGAAGAAGTTTTTGCAGAAGGACAATGTGACTCCGATTGCTATGGCACCGCATGGTCAGCGACAGCTCGCTGCAGCAGGTTTTGAGGGTGACTATATTCCGCACGCTGTAGACACTAAAGTCTTCAAACCTACCGGCCTGTTTAGGGGTGTGGAGACTCGCGACTTCATGGGTATAAGCAAAGACAAGTTCCTGGTTACAGCTGTCCTAGCGAACAAAGCAAACTCCATTGTCCACAGAAAAGGGTTTGCGGAGCTCTTCCTCGCCTTCGGTATCTTCCACAAAGACCACCCGGATTCACACCTGTATGTCCACGCTGATGTGCTCCCAGTTGTCGGAGGGTTCCACCTTGGCACTCTCATGAAGTCTTGCGGTGTGCCTGAGAAGGCTGTGACTTTCGCTAACAGGGATGAGCTGCGCACTGGTTACAGTGAAGCTGAGATGGCCGCGATCTATACCGCTTCTGATGTTGTGTGGATGGCAACCTATGGTGAAGGTTTCGGGGTGCCTACGATTGAGGCGCAAGCTTGTGGAACCAGGGTGATTGCTTCTGACTGGGCTGCAACCGCTGACCTGATTGCTGAGGACAGTTTCCATGTAGTCGGACAGCCTTTCTGGGATGCTCCCCAAAGCGCCTTCTTTCAGATTCCGGTTCTCGCCTCCCTTGTGGAAGCCCTTGAGAAGGCATACAAGGCCGATAGAGACACTTCCACAGTAGCCAGGGAGTTTGCCCTTCAGTTTGATGTTGAGAAGGTCTGGGAGGACCACTGGCTTCCTTTCTTCCGCAAGGCTCTTTCTCAATAGTGTGGGTGGGCTCTGGCGCTAAACTAGAGTCTGGAGGCTTTTCATGGCAATAAGCAATGGTTACGCGACACTCGCTGATGTGAAAGCGGCGCTTCGCATCCCCACTAATGACACTCAGGATGACTTCCTGCTTGAGTTGAGCATTGAGGCAGCATCAAGACAGATTGACGGTTTTTGTGAGCGCGTATTTACCCAGTCAACCGCGACCAGGATTTATCGGCCTACTGATGTGTTCACTGTGGACATTGATGATCTGCAATCTTTGACCTTCCTGAAGACTGACCCTGACGGCAGCGGTGTGTTTTCGACAACCTGGTCAGCTACCGATTACCAGCTGAACCCTTTGAACCGGCTGACCGGTGGTATCACTTCGCCTTACACCCAGATTCGGGCTGTGGGTGACTACCTGTTCCCCATCTATGAGCCACGCAATGTGAACTCTAATGAGGCTAGTGTGCAGGTGCAGGGTGTGTGGGGTTTCGCCGCCATCCCGACAGCAATCAGGCAGGCCACAATCATCCTTTCTATGAGACAGTTCAAGCGTTACGATTCACCTACAGGTGTTATGGGCTTCGGAGATTTAGGTGTCATGCGTGTCGGTTCTGTGGACCCCGATATTCAAGCCTTGCTCATGCCCTTCCGAAGGATGTTCCTCGCGTGAGTATTACCGACATTAGGGATGGTATTGCCGCTAACCTGGCAACCATTCCTGGTTTGCGCACTAGCGCTGAGCTCCCGGACCAGCCAAACCCACCTATAGCTGTGGTCCAGCTGAACAATGTCACCTATGATCAGGCGTTTCAGAATGGCCTGGTCCTTTACAACTTCACTATCACAGTCATTGTGGGCAAGGTCGCAGAGCGCCTCGCACAGCAACGATTGAACGCTTACGCCTCCGCAGGTGCAGGTGGTGTGAAGACTGCCCTGGAATCAGATCGCACTCTTGGCGGTTCAGCTTTTGATGTGAAACTTCAAGAGATGACCAACATTGGTGCGATAACATTAGGGGAGCAACAATACTTGGCAGCAGAGTTTGCGGCCATAGTTTACGCAGACTAAGGAGACCAAAGTGGCGAAGTTTTCGGCTACTGACTTTGATATAACAATTGGATCTGTCGACTTTTCGAACAGCCTTGCCGCAGTCACCCTTGACATCACAAGGGAGCAGCTGGAAGTTACCAGCTTTGGCAATTCTGCTCGCAGATATATCGCCGGCCTTCAGGATGCTTCTGTCACCCTGAGCTTCCACCAGGACTTTGCTGCCGGTTCTGTTGACAGCACCCTGTTCACTAACCTGGGCGGCACTGTCGCAATTACCATCAGGCCTACCAGTGCCACTGTTGGCACCGCAAATCCTGAGTACCGCTTCAACGCGCTTGTGGTCCAGACCACCCCATTCAGCTCCAATGTTGGCGATCTAGCCACCATGGATGTGACATGGCCGGTTGACGGTGCAATCGTTCGGGGCACCGCAGCCTAAATAGGGTAGTATCTGTGACATGAACTTCAATCTTCTTGTCACACTACTGGATGGGTCCAGCCAAGAGGTCAGTGGCATTGCTGCTGACCTTGTGGCTTTTGAGGCACAGTTTGATTTGAGCGTTGCTTCGCTCGGTCATGGTGTCAAAATCACTCACTTGCTTTGGCTTGCCTGGCATGTTCTGAAGCGGACTGGTGCTACCGGTCTGACCTTTGAGCAGTGGGTTGAGACTGTTGACACTGTTGAGGCTGGTTCGCCAAAAAAATAGTTGGGCTGGGTGACACATCAGCCCATTGGATGATTGCTCAGCTTGCGGTGGAAACCGGCATCAGCCCTACAGAGCTTGCTAACTTGAACCCTCGCATGCTGTTTACTATTCAGCGTGCTGTAGAAGCTAAATATAAGGCTACCCAGAGGCCACGCAAGCGCAAGCGATAGAATAGGAAGCAGGAACGGAGTCCGTCTTGCTGTCTACTCAAATGCGCGTTGAAGGCCTTGTGGAGGTCACTAAAGAGTTACGCGATTTAGATCGTAAGGCTGTCAACAAGTTGCGCTCTGAGATGCGTGGGATGATTCTCCCGATTGCGCGTGAGATTGCCGGTGATGTTCCTCAGACTCCACCGCTTTCGGGTATGGGTCCAAACACTCGCCGGGGTGGAAACCCTGTGAACGGTGTGACCAGGTGGACTGGTGTGCCTAAAGCTTCTGTGTCGTTTACTCCTGGGACCGGGCGCGGTAATACTCAACGCCTTTTGGCCATGAAGTTCACTGGTGGCACTAGGGGTTCGGGCGGTATCGGCTTTGATTATGCGGAGCTTGCAGGATCTAGCAAGAGGCCGGGGCGTTCTTTCTCGGCAGTGTATGAGAAGAATGGTATTCCTGGCTTTCAGCACCGGGTGAACGGTCAGGGAGCGGCCTTCAACAGGGGTATACGCGAGGCTAAGCCCATTAGGGGCCGGGCTGGATACTTTGCCTTTGATGCGGCTGTGCAGCGTTACAAGACCATTGAGGGGCTTGGGAAGCGTGCCATTGATGCTTACATGCGTGATGCCACTATGGAGATTGAAAGAATAAGGATGGGCCGCTAATGGCTATTTTCATTCCGCTGGTTACTAAGTTTGATGCTAAGGGTTTGGAGGGTGCTCAGAGGGCGCTTGCTAGTTTCCAGAACTTTGCGGTGGATGTTGGCCGGGTGGCAGCCGCAGCTATTACTGCTGTGGGTGTGGCTTCTGTGCGTGAGGCCGCAGCTTTTGAGTCTACCTTTGCGAAGATTCAGGGTTTGGTGGGGCTTACCACTGATGAGATTGATGAGCTGGAGGCGGCTGCTAGGAGGCTTGGTCCTCAGTTCGGTAGATCAGCTAATGAAGCTGGCCAGGCACTGTTCTTCATTACTTCTTCGGGGTTGCGAGGCGCTGATGCTATAGATGTCCTGGAGGCTTCACTAAAGGGTGCAGCTGTCGGCCTTGGTGACATGAGCTCCATTGCTAACGCTGCAACAGCGGCCATGAACACTTACGGTCCTTCAGTGATCTCTGGTACTGAGGCTGTGGATGCCCTCGCTGAGGCTGTCCGCCTTGGTCAGTTCGCACCGGAGGAGTTGGCTTCAGCTCTTGGCCGGGTTATCCCTATTTCTGCTGAGCTTGGTATCAGCTTGCAGGAAACTCTTGGTGTGATTGCTGGTCTGACCAGGGGCGGTCTGAACGCTTCTGAAGCTGTGACTGGTGTGCGTGGCGCGTTCCAAGCCTTCCTGAAGCCTTCTGGTGAGGCTAATGACATGCTGGAGAAGTTCGGCATGAGCGCTGAGGGTGTCAGGCAGAGCCTCCGAGAGAAGGGCTTTCTTGCCACAGTCGTTGAGATGCGTGAAGCGTTCGGTGACAATGAGGATGCCATCACTAGGGTCTTTGGATCTATTGAAGGTTTGAACGCTGTCCTGGCTTTGACTGGACCTAACCTGCAAACCAACACTGACATCATCTCTCAGATGACAGACAATGTTGGTGTCCTTGATGAGGCTATGGCGCTGGTCGCGGAGACTTCGCAGTATAAGTTTGATGTTGCTATGGCTACCGCTAAGGACAGCCTGCTGGACATTGGAACTGCACTTCTTGACGGCCTCACCCCTCACCTGGATTCTTTCCAGGCTTGGATGGAAACTAATGGGCCGGCCATTGAGCAGGGCTTCATCAACATCTTCAACGCCATCAACCAGATTATTACTAGCGAAGTTATGGCAAACATCATTCAAAGGTTTGCTGAGTTGTGGCCGGAGATTCAAGAGGCTGTCACACAGTTGGGTGAACTGGTGGCACTGCTAACCCCTGTCCTGTTTGACTCTCTTGAGCAGGTCATCCCACTGTTCACAGATCTAACTTCAATCATGAATGACCTTGGGTTCTTCACTGGTGAAGTGCTAGGTCTTTTCGGGGACTGGGGTGAGGAGACACCTAACATTGTGGATTGGCTGGAAAAGCAAATCAATCCTATGCGCAGGTTGCAGGAAGCAGTCAAGGCGGTGGCTGATGCTTTGAACGCTGCCAGGGAAGCTTATGAGCGTTTCCAGGCTGCTGGTGGGTTGAACCAGTTGAAGGGTGTCGTTAGTGGCAATAACTTTGGTGGGCGCAGGGCCGGTGGTGGGCCTGTCGCTTCCGGTAGTTCTTATCTGGTGGGTGAGATGGGGCCGGAGCTGTTCACACCTTCTTCGGGCGGTGGCAGGATCACCCCTAACGATTCACTTGGTGGGAACACTTACAACATAACAGTCAACGCCGGTATGGGAACTAACGGTGCTGCGCTTGGGGCTCAGATTGTGTCGGCTATCAAGAAGTTTGAACGCACTAGCGGTCCAGTGTTTGCGAGCGCCTGATGGCGGTAACAGTTGAGCTTGGCCTGTCTAAGGCTTTCACCCTGGATGACCCTATTGCTGGTGTTATCGGTTCGACAGAGTTCACTATTGGTGGGCTGTCTTTTGAGGATGTGACATCAAGGGTTAGATCTATAACCATTGCCAGGGGTAAGAACCGCGACCTGGACCGGTTCAACGCCGGTTCCTTGAGTGTGGAGTTCAATAACACTGACCGAGCTTTCGACCCCCTATACACTGCTTCACCTTTCGCAGGGAACATTGTCCCTAGGCGTGATGTGCGCGTGCTCGCTGATGGGACAGCACAATATGTGGGGAAGGTTACTGACTGGAATCTTGGTTATGATCCGGCAGGGCAGTCTATTGCGGAGTTGCAGGCTGCGGATGGTTTGACCTTCCTGGCACAGCAGGTGTTGACGGCTGGGACCGCAACGGTGCAGTCTTCTGGTGCCAGGGTTGAGGCTGTGCTGAGCATGCCTTCAGTTGACTGGCCTTTGGGTGAGCGCAACATTGACACCGGAGCATCCACCCTTGGCGCTGATGTTTTTGAGGGCAACGCTTTGACCTATCTGCAACAGGTGGAACTGTCGGAGGGTGGACTGTTCTTCATTGATAAGCAGGGCAGGGTCGCTTTCAAAGACCGCCTAGCCACACCCACAACAGACAATGTGACTGTGTTTGCTGATGACGGCACAGGGATTCCCTTTGCACCAGCACTTGTGGAGTATGGCACTGAGGAGCTGTTCAACCAGATTACAGTGTCTTCGAACGCTGGGACCGCTACGGCTAACGGTGCCCTGTCACAGACTCGCTACGGCATCCTGGAACAGAATGTGCAAACCCTGCTGTCTACGCTGACACAGGTGGAAGACTACGCAGACTTTCTTGTGGGGCGTTATTCGGAACCGGATTACCGGTTTGCCAGGATTGCTGTGGACATGGCCAACCTGGACAGCTCCCAGAAGGCTGCAATGTTCGGCCTGGACATGGGCTCTGTGATTCAGGTCAAGTTCACCCCTAACGGTATTGGGCCGGCCATTGAACGCTACGGCATAGTCATTGCCATCAACCATCAGGTGTCTGCTGACGATCACATTATGACTGTCGGTGTAGGCTCTCTTCAGACTTCACTGTTTGTCATTGGTGACCCGGAGTTCGGTACAATAGGTGAGGGCGCTCCGGGCGTTCTTGGTTTCTAGGAGGCGTTGAATTGGCTGGTGCTGGGTTCAAGCTGTTTTCCAACGGCCAGGTACTTTTGGCCTCTGAAGTTATGGACTACATGATGGTTCAGCAGATTATGGTGTTTGCTGATGCGGCTGCTCGGGATGCTGCGATTCTTTCTCCAAGTGAGGGGATGTTCGCGTTTTTGAAGGACACTGACACACTTACGGTTTACACAACCAGTTGGGGAGATTTCTGATGGCTGCAGGCGGTTTCAAGGAGTTCGTTGCCGGTGAGGTGCTTGATGAAGACTCAATCAATGACTACCTATTACAAGGGATGCTCGTCTTTGCTGGTACTGCTGCGCGTGGGTCTGCGATTACTTCCCCGGTGGAAGGCCAGTTTAGTTTCTTGAAAGATTCTGACAGCGTTGAGTTCTATGACGGTTCGGCTTGGACAGCGCTTGCAACTTCTCCGGGTTCCGTCGTTGCTACTGGTGGAACATTGGGAACAGTTAGTTCACAAGGGGTTGACTACAGAACGCACACCTTCACAAGCAATGGGACTTTGACGGTAACCGCTGGTGGGTCGGTTGAGTATTTGATTGTCGCTGGGGGTGGAGGCGGCGGTGGATATAATGGCACAAATGAAGTGACTGGTTCTTCTGGCGAAAACACTACTTTTGCAACAGTTGGGACAGCTACCGGTGGTGGTGGTGGTGGTCGGTATCAAAATATCGCTGGACTTTCGGGTGGTTCCGGTGGTGGTGGTGGTAGTGATGCTTCCGCTGGGGGGGCTGGCACAGCTGGGCAGGGTTTTGCTGGCGGGCCATCTAGTTCAAGCGCCTCAGACCGCAACGGTGGTGGCGGTGGTGGAGCCGGGGCTCTTGGCTTGCCGGCTCGCACAGTGTCAGGTGTTCAGACGGCTGGTGGTGGTGGAATTGGGCGCGAGTTCGACATATCTGGCACGCTAACTTACTACGCTGGTGGTGGTGGTGGGTCTATGCGCAATGATGTTGGGGTTGGCGGAACCGGCGGTGCTGGTGGTGGCGGTAACGGCCAGGGATTGACTGGAACGAAAACTGCCGGTGCAGCGAACACTGGTGGTGGTGGTGGGGCTTCCGGTTCTGGCAATGGTACTGGTCGCGGTGGCGGTGGCGCTGGCGGATTGCTGTATGGTTTCAAGGATCTTTCCGCTACTGCCTATTCAATAACTATTGGGGCCGGTGGTTCAGGCGGAGCTTCGGGGTTGGCTCATGGCGGAATGAATGGCGGTTCCGGAATTGTAATTGTGAGGTATCCACTATGAGCCATTGGGCTGAACTAGATGAAAACAATGTTGTCATTCGGGTGCTAGTTGGAAACAACAATGAGCCTAATGAAGGTCTGGATTGGATTAACAAGAACCTTGGAGGCACTTGGGTTCAAACTTCCTACAATGGAACTACTAGAAAACACTTTGCTGCCGCAGGTTTTATTTACGATAAAGATTTAGACTCCTTTATTCCGCCTAAACCCTACGCCTCCTGGTCGCTTGACAAGCAAACCTGTCTATGGATTCCTCCTGTTTCTCGGCCAAACACCAATTCGACTTGTGTTTGGGATGAGGGTTCCGGCTCTTGGGTAGAGGTTGAAGATGAGGCTGTCTAAACCTTGGCCTGACGGTTTCACAATCAACCCTAATGGCAAGTATGGGATGCGAAAGCACCCGATTACTGGCAGGCAGACTAAGCACCGCGGCCTTGATGTTGCAGGGACTTTCCCGGTGACTGCTGCTGGACCTGGTGTTGTGGCTCACATTGGGTGGAGCCCTAAGGGTGGCGGTCACACTGTTGTCATAGATCATGGGGAAGTTCACACTGCTTACTATCATGGGGCTCACAAGACGGGGCTTCGGGTTGGTCAGCGTGTGGAGGCTGGGACTTTCATTTACACTTCGGGGACTACCGGGGCAAGCACCGGGGTTCACCTACATTTTGAGGTTCGCAAGCGCAAGACCTGGGGGTCGGATGTAGATCCCACACCCTACCTAAACGGCAACGCTGCTGTGTCTACGCTGAAGGTGTCTGGGCGTGAAGATCGCGCAACATGGAAGCAGTGGCAGACCTGGTTGCAGGAGCAACGCTTCTATGAGGGGCGCGTTGACGGTGTGGCCGGGGCCATGACTTACCGGGCGATTCAGTCTTGGGTGGGAACGCCTAGAACCGGCAAGCTTGATGTTGTCACTCGGAAGGCTGTGCAGGAGCGTATCGGTGTCACGCCTGATGGTGTGTGGGGGCGTAGCACTTGGTCTACAATTCAGCGCAAACTCAATGAGGGCTCACTATGACTGACGAGAACCTAGAAACAGCAACGGTGAAGGTGTCAATGCGCGACATATATTTGGAAGTCCAGAGGCAGGGCCGCCTGTTGGAGAAGATTGCCAACTCACTGCCTGACAGTGAAGCAAAGATTGACGATCATGAGCTCCGCATAAGGGCGTTAGAGCGCCGCATGTGGCAGGTCATAGGTGTCTTTGGCTTCCTGGCCGCCATCATCAGCCCATTAGTTGCCATTCTGTCATGAGACACAACGCTGGCTGGACTATTCGCAGGCGCTACATTTTCGCAGCGTTCGCTCTAGGTGTTGCCATGATTGTCTCAGCTGTCATTGCTATCTGGGATGACAAGCTCGGGGCCGGAGACCTAGTGACCGGTGGCGTTGCCTTGATAACCTTGATTCTCACAAGCTACATATTCGGTGCAGCTTGGGAAGACCGCAGCAAGATTATGAAAGAGGAGAATGAAGATGGATAAGTGGATTGCTTACTGGAACTTTGCTGGGGAACGCGCACTGAAAACTTGCGCTCAGGTTGCCCTAGCAACAATCGGCGTGACAGCTGCAGGCATCATGGAGGTTGACTGGTTGCAGGTGTTGTCTGTGTCAGCTCTTGCCGGGATTATGTCCCTGCTCACCTCAGTTCTCACATATGATAAGGCCGACTTATCATGACAGAGCGTGACATTGTGGAGGGGTTTGAGGTTCCTGTAGATCCTATGGACCTACTCCAATGTGATTCTTGTCAGTGATACACTGAGCTCAAGGCCATGTGCCTCTCTTGAGTGAAACCCCTCAGACTCCACCTCTGGGGGGTTTCCTTATTCTTCAAGCCAGGCGTAGATTGTGCGCCGGGTGACACCGGCTTTCTTGGCAAGCTGTTTGATGTTTGCGCCATCCCGATATTCATCCCTGACTTTGGCGCGGAGCTCGCTGGTGACACGCTCTAGTCGTTCTAGTTGCCAGATGCGCAGGTCTGCGAGCTGTTGCAGGTTCTGTTCTTGGAGATTGTAGCTTCCTGGAATCATCATGGCCACAACTATACACGCCGGAAAGCTTCGTTATTGCTTTTTGTGTGTGTGGCGCTATACACTCAGAGTGTCCAACAGAAAGGGTGGAAACCATGGGCGTATATAAGCAGATTGATGTGGCCTTCCAAGAGGCCATGATTACCGCTGTGAACGGAGCCGACAAGGAGCTCGCTGACACTGTGGCCTGGTATCGGGAGCACGCAGCTAAGCTCCCACCGGAGTTGATGCGAGCAATCCTGACTGATGAGGAGTTCTTCCAGAAGGCTCTGACAGTGTGGGATAACGCTCTGCTCACTCCCAAGCCTGCCAAACAGCATGTTGCTTTGCAGGAGTCGCGCAAAGATCTAAGGAAACCTAAACGCAACTTTCAGTGTGTGCTCGGATGGTCGCTGATAGGTGTTTCACTTGTGACAAGTGTTGCACTTTTGGTGGTGAACCTGTGAAGCTCGCGCTGGTCCTGGGCTTTGCCGCCTTCCTTGCGGTTGTCGGCAGGAACCCTGAAGCCTACCTGATGGCCGGGGTGTGGCTGTTCCTTGCTTCCTTATATTTTCTTGCTACTAGAAAGGCACTGTGATGATGGATGTGAACTGGGATGGGCGTGAAGTTACTGTGCGCCTAAGAGATGATGTGTGGGGCATGTTGGAGCCAGGCACATTGTGTCTGACTCGGAAGCAGGCTCAGATTCTACGGCTGCACCTAAACCAGTTGGCTACGGTGCCTGAGTTTGAGCAGGAGCCCGAAGATGGCTAAGCGATCACTAGGCGAGCTAAACGATTCTCAGCGTAAGGTGCTGAATGTGTGGGCTGAGCATATGGGTGTGAGTGAAAGGCACATGGTGAACTGGTTGAACAATATGGACAACCGGAAAGATGACTCATCTTGGGACAGCCTGGATAGGGCTGCGAGCGCGGTTCATGACTGCCCGGACTGCTAACGCTCTGAAGGCAGAGTGCCAGCCCAAACCCCATAACGCTCATTGCGCTCACTGGCGTACATGAAACACTCATCCTTGATAGGGCAACCATCACACAGCTTCTTAGCAAGGGTGATGGCGTACTCCCTGGTCCCCTTGTCGGGGAAGTCTTCAGGGAAGAACACTTCAGGACAGTCCATGCAGGGTGTGGTTCCCACGCGATCTACAGCGGCCATCAGGTTAGCGTAGGGTCTGTGTGGGTGGTCCTTCATACAATCAGAGTAACGGAAAGGTGGACACTATGGAAGACAATGACAAGGCTGTGGAGCGTTTAGCGCAGCAGATTTTCGCAACATGGATGGATTCAATGTCTGATGACGGATCTATGTGGCGTAAGTCTAATGAGGCTTTGAAGTTAGCTAAGCAAGAGGCTGGTGAGGAACTGGTCAAGCAGGCTTATGAGCTCGCCAAAGAGCGTTATGAGAATCTGGGCCGGTGATGCTCACCCCGGAGCAGTTCATTGCCTCTAAAGCGCTCTTCCCGGCTGACTGGGTTAGATCTCGCAAGGAGGGTGTGACCGCGACACAAGTGTCTAAGGCTGCTACTCCTGCCGGGTTTGAGCAGGCTGTGCAGAACTGGTTTGAGGACTTTCAGGAGACTGATAACGAGTTCATGAAGTTCGGCAGGGACATGGAGCCGGTCCTGGCAAAGTTTGTGCATGAGCGTTTCGGGATTCTCCCTAATGAGTGGCTGATTGCTAACAGGGACACTGTGTGGCATCTTGCAACCCCTGATGGGTTGTCTCTAGATCATGAGCTGATTGCGGAGATCAAGACTACCGGGCAGGACTGGGAGAGCCGGAGCATCCCTATTCAGTACCGGAGGCAGGTGCAGTGGCAGTTACATGTGACAGGTGCAAGCCGGTGCCTGTTCGCTTGGATGTTGCGCATTGATGTGGATGGGGTGTTTGCTCCGGCGTGGTTTGAGCCGCAGGTGTTGTGGATTGACCGGGATGAGGACATGATTAGTTCATTGATTGATACAGCTGACAGGTTGTGGGAAAGGATCCATCATGGATAAGAAGGACCAGGCGGTACTGAATATCGCAACAAAGTATGTGCAGGATTTACGGCAGTCGGAGCGCCCTGAACTGTGGCGTGACTATTGGAAGCTTGAAGCAAAGATTTTGGAACAGAAGAGGGGCAAGTGATGGCAGAGACAGCTGATGTGACAATCCTGGTGACAGCGATTGATGAGGAGCTTTACACTCGGCTGCTGGTTGTGGCGAACAGGATGGGTGTGAGTGTGTCTGATGTGGCCATGCTTGCTTTGGCTAACTACTTGGAGGAGAAGTGATGGCTAGGTTCAATCTTGCTGACTATGAGACGGTTGAGGAGCGCATCAAACGGTTCTATGGGGACTGGCCTGATGGTCGCATCCTGACCGAGAACGAAACAATCCCGGAGTATCGGGTGGAGAAGATTTGGGTTGTCCGAGCACTTGTGTTTTTGACTGGTGAGGATCTAGAGAGGAACTGTCCTAAAGCTTCGGGGCTCGCTTATGAGGTGGACAGTGTTTCTGGACCTCAGCAAAGTTCGGCGCTTGAGGTGTGCGAGACCAGCGCGATTGGAAGAGCTCTAGCCAATGCAGGCTACTCAGGCAACAAGCGTGCCTCTAGGGAAGAGATGGAGAAAGTGCAGCGCTTTGAGGAGCGCAAAGTCTCTAGGGACTGGCTTGAAGAAGCAGAATCACTAAAGGATGTGGACCAGTTGCGCCTATTATGGGCTGAAGCATCCAAGCAGGGTGCGCCACCAGACATCCTGGAGAAAGTGAAAGCTCATGCCACAGCACTTACCCCTGCTGGCCTCAGTGAGGGAGCTGACACAAGCGTACCTGGAGGCGCAAAGAGCAAACGATCCAGTGCTAAGTGAACTGTTTAGGATTGAACTATGCAGAAGGTTGGTGAGTGTTTGTGATGCCATTGGAGATCATCAAGGAACTTCAGGAACTAACTAACGAAAACAGGAGGGGTGTTGAATATCTTAAGGAGGCTGAGGATCGCTTGGCTTACGCGGAAAATAGACTTGACACAGAGGAGGCTCACGCGTTCCTTGCTGAAGAAGGGTCGGTTGCTGAGAGAACTGCCAAGGCGAAGTTATCTGCGGCGGAAGCGCGGCTGGCAAGGGATTTGGCTAAGGCGGAGGTGAACCGGATTCGCATGAAGCTTCGGGTGATTGAGTCTGCGATTATGGCGCAGGCCACCATGTCGAAGATTATGCAGGCGGAGATGAAGCTGTGAGCCTGATTCTGGAGGATGATGGGGAGCTGTCGGAGGAAGAGCTGCAGGCTTGGCTTGATTCCCTGGATTCTTCTGAGGACATAACAGAGCAGGGTTGAGACGGTCTGTAAGGTTCACGCCTGCCCGGATGTCTAGTTCGCTTCCGCTGTTATGTGTGAGCGCACATTATTTGCACATTTTGGGGCGCTTCAGGCTCGCTAATCGCTACTTTATGCAAGCTCGCGCACACAATTTAGGTGGTGGACTTGCGGAGAGTCGAACTCCGGCCCCCATCAGATCGCTTGCGCGGTTTGCTGACAGGTCGAAACCATCCAAGCCCACCCTAAGTGTACCCTGGTGGCATGGCTATCCCTAAGAAGGTTCTGAAGCTGGTTCAGCAGCGTGATGATCACTGCTGGCATTGCGGCCTAGAGGATGACCTTGTGCCACACCATGTGAAGAACCGGGGCATGGGTGGATCTAAACTTTTGGACACTGTGGACAACTTGGTCATGGTTTGCGCACGCTGGAATCAGGACATGGAGAGTAATGTGACTGCTGCGCGACAGGCTCGGGCATGGAATCACAAGCAGGCTGTGTGGGAGAAGCAACACCTTCCCCTCTTTGACCGTATGGGGGGCTGGTGGTATCTTCAGGCTGACGGTTCTAAGACACGCGCTACTTGGAAAGATGCAGCGTTCTAAGGTGTAACATAGAGATGAGGGCCAGCCCATGACAGACTGACCCTCATCAGAAAACCAGTGGTACGAGCACTGGCTTAGTCCATACTACCGGACTCAAGCCGGTAGATAGGACTAGCAATGCAAACCCTTTATCGCCTTTGGGACAGGCGCAACCAACTTCTGTATGTTGGGATTTCTAGCAAGTGGTATGAGCGCCTTCATGCTCATGAGAAGAATCAGCCATGGTGGGATGAGGTTGCCACAATAACCCTGGAGAACTTCCAGACTCGGGAGGCCGTGGTTGATGCTGAGAAGATTGCAATCAAGACAGAGCGACCACTGCACAATAGGCAGCACTCGCACACCTTTGAGGGCTATCAGGAACACTTCGACAAGCTCAAGTTCTATATTCACTTTGATGTTCCGGTTGATGAGGAGCACAAGGAGCTCATAGAGTTTGCGCGAGACTTCTATAGATCTGCCGAGTTCTATCAGCTGCGTGGGAAAAAGTCTGTGGACATTGCTTCAATCCTGATATCTGGTTTTGTGGATGTTCCAAACTCCCTAGAATGTGTGAACTGCCAGGCGCTGAACCAGTGGCAGACACTTAGAAACTGGAACAACATTTCACTCAAAGCTTTCATAGCATGGGACTACAAGAGAGAGGTAGAAGCAGATGGCACTAATTAGAGGGCATCACAACTTTGATGACCAGTTCACACAGATCCCTAACGCATGGCTCCGCGACAAGAGAATCTCTCTAGCGGCCATAGGTCTGATGGCACAGCTCATGAGCCACAGGCCAGGATGGGAGATCACACAGGAGAACCTGGCGCATGCTAACGGTTGTGGGCGTGACCGCATTAGGACCATCATTGATGAGCTGTTGTCCGCTGGTTATCTGCAACGGAGCGAGCAACGGCAGCGCAACACTGCCGGACAACTGGCCGGATATGACTATGTGACCTGTGACCCTACGCAGGATTCACCTATGTTGGGTTTTCCTACGCAGGCTGAACCTACGCAGGCTAATCCGCTACATAAGAAGACTATTACTAGAGAAAACCATTTAGAAGAAGAACACATAGAAGAAGACCGACAGAAGAAGCTTATTCAAGAGTTCAATTCCTTCTGGGAGATCTACCCTCGCAAGCTTGGCAAAGGTGAAGCTAAAGGCGCTTTTGTGAAAGCGGTTGACAAGTTTGGCGCTGATGTTGTGCTGGAGGGTGTGACCAGGTTTGCTAGTGATCCTAATTTGCCTGCACCACAGTTCATTCCGAGAGCTGCTACTTGGTTGAACCAGGAGCGCTGGGATGATGAGCCTTATAGTGCTGTGGATCCGGCTCAGATTCCTGGGGTGAGTAAGGGTGTGTCTAAGTCTCCTTATGTGGGTGGGCCTCGGGAGTGGGTTCAGGATCTACATGATTTGGGTGAGCATTTTGAGTGCAAACCTGGCGAGTTTGGTTGCAAGTGATTCCGCCAAAGGCTGTGTATATTGGTGGTCATGGTGGATAGGACTCCTGAAGAGCGCCGGGCTTACTTCCTGGAACAGCTGCGCATAGGTGACAAGTGGGCTGACCATGTGGCCGACATGATCATGAAAGCTGGCAAGTCTGCTTATGCAACACCAACGAAGGTTGCAGCTAGTGAGGCTGAGATTGAACAGTTCACCCGGTATGAGAAGGACATTCTGCTGGATGGTGACAGGTCGCTTGAGGTGAAGTCTCGGAGCTTTGCGTTTACCGGTGTGGAGTCTTACCCTTACGAGACTGTGTTTGTGGATACGGTGGAGGGGTGGGCGGTGAAAGCTGTGAAGCCTGTTGCTGTTGCTGTGGTGTCGCAGGTTACTGGTGGGATTGTGATGGTGCCTATGAGTTCGGCAGCGGTGTGGTCGCAGAAGACTGTCTACGATTCTAAGAGGGGCTTTGAGGTGACGGTGTTGGAGTGTCCTAGGTTTGCGTTGAAGTCTTTTGAGGAGTTTCTAGCATGGCTGTGAAACCTTACTATCAGGATGACTTGGTGACACTGTTTCATGGTGACTGCCTGGAGGTAACTGCGTGGCTGGAGGCTGATGTTCTAGTCACTGACCCTCCTTATGGCATTGCCTGGAAAGGTATTACCACCGGCGTGAATAAGGGCTATGACAAGCACAAGGATGGTATCGCTGGAGACAGTAACGGAAATGCTCGGGATGATGTGCTCAGCTTGTGGGGCGATAAGCCGGCAGTAGTTTTCGGATCATGGAGAGTGCCTAAGCCGGTCAAGACACAGCACAGGCTTATCTGGCACAAGAAAGGGCAACCGCCGGGACCACTCAACGCTCCTTTCATGACACAAGATGAAGAGATTTACATCCTTGGCAAAGGCTTCCTCTCCACTTCGCCACCTATGCGCTCGGTCATTAGCACAGAGGAGCACAGGTCTACTGCTGTGAGGGATGCTGGCCACCCTACTCCCAAGCCTGTCGGTTTGATGGAGAAGCTGATTGCCAGGTGTCCTGAAGGTGTTATTGCGGATCCTTTTGGAGGTAGTGGGTCTACGCTTCTAGCGGCCAGGAATCTTGGGCGGATGGTTATTGGCATTGAGCTTGAGGAGAAGTATTGTGAGCTTATGGCTGTGCGACTGTCGCAGCAGGTTTTTGAGCTAGGAGAGATTTAGTGAGCGCCTACACTGACAACCTTTGGGCTGATGAGCTTGGCATAGATCTAGAGGAGCTTGCGCATGAGCACCCTAGTCACCCGGACCAGCTCCGACTCAAGCGGATCATCACTAAGAAGGCTGAGAACTATTGGGCTCGGGAGCGTTTCCTGGCACGCCTTGAATATAGTTCCAAAGCTATAACTGAAGACACCCCTGCTGAACCGGTGAAGCCTCGGAAGAAACGCGCTAAAGTGGGGCGCTATGACTTCACAGAAACACAGCTTCAGATTGCTCGGGCTGTCCTAGATGCCCACAATCCACTGTGAGCGCTGCGGTTTTGAATGGGAACTCAGTGGCAGTAGACAGAAAACTATTCTTTGCGCTTCTTGCCGGGCTAAGAAGGTGCAGACAGTTCACACCAAGAAGGGTAAGTGCCTGCCTTGGCATGGAAACTTTCTTGCGGATGACATCACACCATGTGATGATGAGGGGAGGGCTGTGATGCCTGGTGTCAGGCGTTGCGGTCACAATGATTGTACGAATCCAAGTCATATAGAGAGGGAAAGCAATGATCAAGAATGAGGCTCAGGTTGAGTTGACTGGCTGGTTGAATGATGTTAAGGCGTTCGACTGGGGGACCGCGTTGAAGGTTTCCATTGATGTTCGCAAGAAGAACCATCAGGGCGAGTGGGAGACGGTGGACAAGACCACCTATGACATCACCACTGATGGCAGGACAGCTTTGGAGGGTGTGAAGCAGGTGACGGTGAAAGGCCGCATCACTGGGACCAGCACTTTTCAGAAGCGTGACGGATCTACAGGCGCCGCCATCAAGGTGCGTGCTGAGAGTGTGACTGTTGCTTCGGACAAGGTTTTGGAGGCAGCAATCATGGAGACTTGGCCGACAGCCAGCATTGGTGGCGCTGTTGATGAGAGCGCTCCTTTCTGATGCGCTGGTCTGGTGCGTTGATTCTCAGCTTGCTCGCTGTGCTCTACTTTCTGCTTTCGCAGAACGCTGACGGCCTGCTTGCAGGTTTCGGTTACGCATGCGCAGCACTGCTGTTGATTCTGGCATTACTGAACCTGATTAGACCACGCAAGTAGACTGGTTAGGTGAGCCTAACTTTTGAAGTCTTTGGCAGACCTGCACCACAGGGGTCCAAGCGCTTCATAGGACACTCACCTAAGCAGGGTGGCCGCTTCATTGAGGCTTCCAAGTATCTGCCGGCGTGGAGGAAGGCTGTCACTGATGCTGCTTCTGAGGCAATCCTGGATGAGATGCACTCACCACTTCAGGGGCCGGTGGAGCTAGAGGTGATGTTCTTTCTGGAGAGACCTGCAACCATTAGTGTCAAGCAGCGCCCTTGGCCTATCAAACCTCCGGACATTGACAAGCTTGTCAGGGGTGTCTGTGATGCTCTCACTGATGCAGGTGTGTGGGAGGATGACGGCCAGGTTGTGAAGGTGACTGCGTGGAAGTGTTATGCGGACACTCGGGAGCCCGGAGCTTCGGTCAAAATAACCCCACTATTTGAGTCTTTGGGGTTAGACTTGCCCTAGTCTCAATGAAAGGTGGAATGTTTCATGCTTGAGGATCTACAACCGGAAGCCAGAGTGTTTCCTTGCGCTGTCAGGACCATGTGGGAATCCTTTGAACCGAACGACAAGGGAATCTTTCTCAAAGCAATCCAAGATTTGGATGCTTGGTCGAATAAGGGTTTGGAGCGAGCTTTGAAGGCACGCGGTCTTTCTCTTAGCGAGACCCCTATACGGAAACACCGGGTGGGCAAGTGTTCTTGTCCGGTAGGGTGGCCGCATGCTTGAGGATCTAGAACCAGCACGCAAAATCCAATCGCCAAAGGACTTTAGAGCCGGCCTGGAGTTTGACGGCAATGAGGGAACAGCGACCACTGAAGGCCTGCCGGAGGCACCTAACTTTGATGAGTTCCTGGAGGAGCGCGGTTACTCCCCGGATGAGTATGAGATTGTCGGCACTCCACGCACTTCTCAGTGGCAACGCTGGGATGGGCAGTGGTTGACGGCGTACCGGTTCCACTTCCGGCGTAAGGTCACAGACTTCGACCTACCTACTCTGTACGCACAGGCCAAGAAGACAACCCCTAAACCTGTCAAGAAGTCTAAGAACCAGCGGACCTATGTGATCTGTCCTGCTGACTTCCAGATTGGCAAGTTTGGCAGCCGAGGCGGACACCTGGAGTCAATCCAGAGAATCCAAGCTTCCTATGCTCGCATTGAGGAGAAGCTGAAAGCCGGAAACTATGACCACATTGTCATCTTGGACATGGGGGACATTGTGGAAGGCATCAGTAACAAAGCCGACATGGAGCAAGCAATCATGTCAACGCTGTCACCTATGCAACAGACTGATGTAGCAGCAGCGCTGATTTGGGATTTAATCAAGATTGCAAGCAAGTATGCACCGGTCACTTACGGTTCTGTGGCATCTAATCACTGCCAGTACCGGGTACAGAAGCAACATGTGGGCAGGCCGGGCGTGGATGACTGGGGCATTGTGATTCTTCAGCAGGTCAGGAGGCTCGCTACTGAGGTGGGTTTGCCTGTGGAGCGCTGGCTGGTCCCACAACATCATGATGAGGGTTTCGCCTTTGATGTGTTTGGTGACGGCTCACACATTCTGGGTGCGATCCATGGACACCAGGTGCAGAGACCGGATGCCTTCCAAAGCTTCTGGACTAAAGCAGTCTTCAATGACACCTATCTTGCAGCTGCAACACTCATGGTCACTGGTCACTTCCACCATCACCGGGTAGAACAGTTCTCTGGGACTCAGGGCCGGGAACGCTGGTGGGTTCAGGCGAGCACCATGGATAACGGATCTGATTGGTTTACCAGGATGAATGGGGGCGGTGGGGACTCCACAACTGCTGTGACCTGCTTTGAGCTTGTCAAGGGTGAACCTTTCAGGGGAAAGATTGACCTGCTATGAGCGAGGAGCAAGACTTTCTGAGGGTGATCAAGTCCCTCTATTCTTCGGACCTGCCACCGGTTGAGGTTGTGACCGACAAGTTCAGGGCTGTAGCTAAGAACTTCTTTAGCCTGCCTATTGCTTTGCTGATGGAGTTGAAGGCCGCACAGCTTCGGGAGGATGGTTCAGACATCCTGCTGCTGTTTGATGCAGCAGAGCTCGCCTTTGAAGAGGAGGATTTTGAGAAGATGAAAGACCTGACCATCCGCGACTTCCTGAATGTGATTCACTCCTGGGTGAACTTTGACAGGGCTTTGGGGTGACAAGTGCGCCTGACTCACTTCTATCATGTCTTTGCTGATGGGGATTGGCTCACACCTGCCACAGAGCACATTGAAGAGCTAGTCATATCAGGTTTGATTGATAACCTTGACGATCTATTCCTAGGGGTTGTGGGTTCACCGGAGAACCGGGAGAAGGTGAAGAGGGAGCTCCCTGGTGTGTGTGTTGCGGAGTGCGCAACAGGGTGGGAGCAAGTGACCTTGCAGAAGGTCCATGAGTTTGCACATCAGGATGATGGCGCTATCTTCTACGCTCACACTAAAGGAGCTTTCTCCAGGAGCGAACTGGCAAGACAGTGGAGGGTGTCCATGACTCATGACACTGTGACACGCTGGCAGGAGTGCGTGACCGCGTTGCAGGTTGTGGAGGCCGCCGGACCTTACTGGCTGAAGTCTTGGGAGCCAGAGCATGTAGATCATGACTTCTTCTTTGCCGGAAACTTCTGGTGGGCTCGCTCAGACTATGTGCGCACACTTGACCCAGTGGGCGTGGAGAACCGCTACCAGGCTGAGGGGTGGATAGGGTTGAAGCAACCGACTGTGAAGAACATGCGTGACGGCTACTCATTCTGGGGGAACTTTTGGCAACCACACTCATAACAGCGCTTTACGGTGACTTTGAACCGTTGCGACCTTTGCCAGAGCACCATGGCTTTGATGATGCTGTCTGCTTCACTGATGACCCGGAGCTGAAGGCTGACGGCTGGCGCATGGTTGTGATGACAAGCGAGCAACATCCCAGACTGGCCGCTAAAGCTCCCAAGATGTTGCCTTTTGACTTTGTGAAGTCAGAGATAGCTGTGTGGATTGATGCAGCCTTTGAAATCACTGGTGAAGGTTTCCGCGAGTTCTGTGAGGAAGCGCTTGTGGATAAGGACTTGGTGGTGTGGGAGCACCCAGACTTGTGGCATAGATCCTGCCTGTATGAGGAGGCTGCGTTCTGTCAGGACTGGCCTAAGTATGCTGACTGGCCGATACGCGAGCAGACAGCGCATTACCGGGCTGAGGGTATGCCGGAGAAGTTTGGCTTGTGGGCTTGCGGTGCGATTGTGTGGCGCAACAGCGACAAGGCCAGGAGCTTCGGCAAGGCCTGGCATGAAGAGAACCTACGCTGGTCCATCCAAGACCAGGTTTCTTTCCCTTACCTTGTCTGGAAGCTGAAGCCTAACTTTGGTGTGTTCCCGAGCAGGGAGTTCCACAACCCTTACCTGACCTGGTGGAAGCATCCTAAAGATGTTTGAGCGCATAACAGGGGAGCAACTCCCAGAGCAGACCGGCCATGTGTATCGGTATGAGTTGGCTGCATCTTGGATGAAACCCGGTGACAAGGTGCTAGATGTTGCTTGCGGTGTAGGTTACGGTGCCAAGCTAATCGCAGACAAGGTGAGCGTTGACTATGTTGGCGTGGACAAGATAACCCCAGACCCCGAGTTCACCAGCTTCGGCAAGTTCCAGTCCGGTGTAGATCTCATGACCTGGCAACCGAAGAACCAGTTTGATGTTGCTGTCTGCTTCGAAACCTTAGAGCATCTGGAAGACCCAGCCCATCTTGTGTCAGTGCTGAAGCAAACTAAACGCATCATCCTGGTATCAGTGCCGACAAGACCTACCAAACACTTCAACCCCTATCACTTGCATGACTTCACAGTTGATGACATCCTCACCATGTTCGACAATGTAGAACTTCTACACCTGGAAGACCAGCCCGAAGAACTGTCACACATCTTCGTCTTTGGAGGACTGAATGATTCCTAACCTGATAGTCCCTGTCCTGAACCGTTACGATCTACTTCAACGACTTCTAAACAGCCTTGACCACCCCATCAAACACTTGCTCATCATTGACAACGGTGCAGCCTATGTGGAGCAGGACCAAGAGCTGAACATTCCAGAGTCTGTGGAACAGACCACCTACCTGCCTATGCCATCAAACCTGGGTGTGGCCGCCTCATGGAATCTGGGAATCAAACTCTTTCCCATGGATACCCATTGGACCTTCGCCTCTAACGATATGTTCTTCCAGCCTGGCGAATTGCAGAAGCTTTCCGCTGCACAACCTGATGAGCTCACCCTGCTCGCAGACTTCCCACACTTCCACGCATTTGCTATAGGGGAACAGGTAGTGCAGAAGGTAGGCCTTTGGGATGAAGCGTTCTACCCTGCCTACTTTGAAGACACTGACTACATGAGACGGTGTGAATACCATGGCATCTACATCAACTACCTTGATGTGAAAACCGGGCATGACAACTCATCCACCATCAAGTCCGACAGCACCTACAGATTCCGCAACAACTCCACCTTCCAAAGAAACCAAACATGGTATGACCGCAAACAAAGAGAGGGAGACCAGTCACAAGGAGGCTGGGACTTGGCTATGCGCAGAGAGAACGACTGGACCAAGTGATGTTCAACAAACCTTGCATTGAGTGTGGTGTCCTCTCACGCGCTGCCACCTGTAGATCCTGCCACCTGAAGAAGGAGCAGGCTCGCAATAGAATCCGCGACAACGACCCAGCAAGGAAACAAAAGAAAGCAACCCTATACGACAGCACATATAGGAAGAAGGCAATGCTTTTGAAAACCAGGGGGGGTACCTGCTACCTGTGCGGCAGGGTGGTGCCACCTGGAACAGGACAAGCAGATCATGTGTACCCATCAGATCCGACATCACCCTTAGCTATCACTCATGCGTTCTGCAATCAGAGCAAGGGAAACAAAACAATCCCACCCCGGTAGGGGGAGGAGGGGGAGGGGGCGGCCCACCCACACCGCAACGGTACACAACCCACCCCCCACCACCCGGTGGCATCACAAAACATTCGAACAAATGTGCAACACACATCCCAGCAACCACGCCAGGCACCCTGCCGGCATTACATAGGAGTGGGGTCAATGGCTCTACAGCCAGCGCTCAGCAC